CAGACGCCCAGAGCCGTCTGCGTGCTGGTGGCATAGCCTACGGCTCCAGAGAACCGCATAAGCTATACTCCCTTGATGATTAGCTGTCCCTGCGGAAGGTCCACTCGAAGTTGTCGGTGGAGAAGGCGTAGGTCGAGTCTGGCTTGGCACGGTAGGTGACGTACACGCCGGCGCCAACTGCGGTCTGCGCGCCAGCGGTGAGAGCCGAGCTCTCGGTGCCGTCGTCGGCCACAGTGACGTAGGTGTAGTGCAGGCCAGTCGGGTCCGGAATCGTGCCGACACCAGTGACGTTGTCGAAGGTCGGGGCCTCCGGGTCAGCCAGCATTCCGCCAGCACCACTGAACTGGGTCAGGGTCAGAGCGGAACGGTACTTGGTGAGAGCGCCCGACATGCGGCACTCCATCAGGTACTTGTACTGGTTGTAGTCAATGTCGAAGAAGTCAAACATGTTGACTTCCCCGCCCTTGTCGGTACCCGTGGTGTAGTCAGCCAGGTTGACTATGATCCCGATCAGTTCCGGAATCGACTCCATCACTTCGACCGTGACGATGTTCGCAACGCCCAGAGCGGCCGTGAGCTCCGCCATGGTCGCGTAGAGACGGCGGCCCAGCGTGTCCTTGACGAGGAGCAGCTTGGCCAGCCACGGCCGGGTGGTGTAGAGCGTCGGGTTGCCCGATCCACGATAGAACCGCATCGAATTGACAACCGCGTCGACGATCTCGTCGTTGCTGCTGCTCGCGTCGGTCAGATCGACGTTGATGTTGGTGACGTACAGCTCCTCGTCACCATAGATCGGACGGACGTTGGACGAGTCGATCTTGTCCGGGTCGTCCGCGTCGCGACCGTCGCCAATCAGGATGGCACGAGCCAGCTCCTCGTCCAGCATGAGCCGCATCTCATTCTGCAGCCAGGTCACCATGTTGAACTCGGTGACGTCCAGGATGTCATCCCGGTCCAGCTTCTGCTTCTTGTACACGGTCTGCGGGGTCGTGATCCGGCGGGCGATCCTGATGAACTCTTCCTTCTTCAGGTTGCCCTTGACGTAACCCTTGGCACGGGCCTGCTGGAACGTGATGTCAGCAGTCCAGCTGCGAATCCTCGAGAACGGCGTCTTCTTGGTGCCGGCGAGAACGTTCGCAACCCATTCGGTACGCCGGGCGATGAACTCCGGCGTGTCGGTGACAGCCTGGTCGTAGGGGAAGAGGGTGCTGATGTCGTCGATGCTGTGCTGGAGAGCCCAGCCCTCGACGGCAGCCTTCAGCGACCCATCCTTCTTGGCCGCAGCGAAAATCTCCTCCATGTCGGAGTGAGACAGAGTGCGGCTCTGAGCCGCAGGTGCGGTCGGGTCCGCGGTCTGGTCGAAGACGTTTCGGCTCACTGGTGCGTTGCCTTCCTTGGGTGGTGAGTTGGTGTCGTCCTGTGCAATGCCATCCTTCATGCCGTCCTGCTGAGTGGCGGCACCAACGGTGGCGTAGAAGAGTTCCTTCTGCTGATCGGTGAGACTGTCGAAGACCTCCTGGACAGTCGCGTTCTCAGGCAGATCATCAGCGCCGGTCTTGTCTGCCGGCTCGTACGCTGGATCCTGAGCCTGCGGCATGGGACCCTTGGACTGGATCTGCAGCTTCCGCGGCGGCGCAACCGTAACGCTAGCTGCATGCTCGAGCTCGAACTCATCGCCCGGATAGATGATCGCCTCGTCCATAGCGACATCGAACTCGCCGTCGCCGTGGGCAACTGCAATGTTCTGGATGAACGCACCCGGGTTTGCGCCCGACAGAACCAGGCTGACTTCACGGATGACCCCGTGCATGACGTTGCTGGCCTGCTGAACGAGCTGGTTGGCATAGATCGAGAGCGACCTGATGTCCTTGTGCTGGACCAGCTTCTTGGCGTTCTGGCCGTTGGCCGTGTCGTTGAAGAAGCCTTCGCCCCAGATCCCATCTTCCCGGTGAGACAGGACGACGTGACCCAGGACGTTATTGGCATCGTTGTGCTGGTGCTGCCACACGAGCGGAACCTGCAGGCCGTCCATCCCCTTGAACGCCTGTGGGGTAATGGTACGGCCATCAGAGCACTTGACTCCGCTGCGAGTGACGTAGCCGCTGAAGTCAGCTACTGCTGCCATTTTGACTGTTCACTCCTTGAGGTGGTGCGGTTAGTTGTTTGAACGGAGCCAACTGCGGAAGAGCTGGCTTGGCCGATACAGCCCCGTTCGATACAGGCTCCATATCGGCCTGCCTGAGGTTGCTGTTTCTGAGTTGGTCAGCCTTCGGATCTTCAGATGGTCTGAGTCCAATCACAGCACGGAATTCATTGGAACTGAGAATCTCGTTCCTGGTGAACTTGTCTGCGACCTCGGCAAGATCCTTAATTGGTATCAGCCGGAATGGATCGTTAACGTAGATGACTGACTGGCCCTGCGTTCTCGCTGTTCTTGTGAGGAATGTTCTTGCCATTGCTTCACAAGCACCAGCAAGAAGCGGTTCAATCGTACGGTTGAAGTAAGCGAGCATCGCATCCGAATCCGCCGTACCGTTCATGATCTCTTCGGTGATACCGAGCTGGCCATATAGCATCTTCGTAAGATACTCAACTTGACTCATCAGGTTGTTTTCGGCCGGGCGGTTCAGCTGAACAACCTTCTCGGTGCCATCAGTGTATGCGATGCCGTGCTGAGATCCAGCAAGCTGGAACTCGATTTCCTTCAGCCGCTTCTGTGCTTCTTCTCTGCGCGCTTCAGTCTTGATGACATAGGGCAGCTGAATGATGATGTCCAGCTTTCCTGAAGCACTCTGCTCGTCTACAGCATCAAGAAGGTTGAGCTTTCGGAGCAATCGCTGAAGAGTCGAGTTCGGCTCATTCATAATCGAGTAAAGAGGATTCTCAAAGATAGCAACCATGCTCTTGGGCACAGTTACGTCTACTTTAATCCCCTGACGCTCGTCATAAGCCCTGACTTTCACATGCTGAGGAAACCACTGTATAACTTCCCCAACACGCATGGTGTTTACATCGTATCCGCCGGTCGTCAGGGGATTAAGAGTCGTCTCAACCGGGAGAATAGCTACAACTCCCCAGTCGAATAGCGACTGAAACAGATCCTGCCGAAACTGCCGTGCTGCCTGATCAATGTTCGCTTCGACCATAAGACAATTGTTCAGAGCGCTAGACATGTCTTCCTGGTAATTCCCAGAATCGTCAAGCCTGACGTGTCTTATCGGGACCGAAGCCGCATCGATTGCAATCCGGTTGTAGATTGCGGCTATGATCGTCTTTCCACTTGAGAAACGGAATCTGGTTCGTTCGGGACGCATGCTAGACGAAAGGCCTATATCAGCAGCCGCAGACTGAACGCCTTCTGGGCTTTCCCCATACCGGAATACATTCCAGGCGTGGATCAGACGATCTCTCCTTCTCCCCACTATTAACCCCCTTTCGGCGGAGGAGTTCAGATGAGGGGAAGTTACTTCTTGGACGGTGCGTCCTCTGGTTCAGCTCCAGCCTCAAGAGCCGCGATCCGGGCCTCAAGAGCATCGAGCCGAGCCTTGTTGTCTGCTCCCTTGAGCACGAACGGACTGCCGTCCTCGTTCCAGAACCGCATCTTCGTAGCCGGTACGGTTTCCGGAATCTGCTCGGGGCCAGCGACGATCACAACATTCTCGATACGCTGGTTGTCATTTGCCATGCTAATTGCTCCTTGCTAACGAAGTTTGATTCCGGGCGGAAGACCTTCGATGAAGGCTCTCCCCGCAGCTGATTCGACTCGGTTGGCACCTTGACTCATAGAACGGACAATCAGATCGTTCACTCTGGGATCTTCAGCCGCTCTTCTGGCAGGTGCGTTGTTAAAATATGCCACAGTTTTCGGGCTCACAGCACGATCGTAACCCTACTGTGCGGCTTTGGCGATAAGTTGCTGTTCTCTTGATGCGTTCTTAGACGCAGGAGCTGGACGCAAAGGCGTTCCAGAAGAACTCTTCCGGATAGCCGTCGCTTGCCTTGGGGAGGTGGCCTTTCCTGCACTTCTCCGACCCGTCATAATATGTTCTGAATTAACCCTGGCTTCGCCAGCACGATCTGTGCCAAAAACGTGCGCTCCCCACTTCATGCCCTTACGGCCGAAGTGCTGAAGGAATTCATCCAACTCGTCTGAATCGATTATCAGACTCACCTCCTCCCTATTCTTTGTTATGTAGGTAGTCCCGCGGCTTTCCTGAGCTTGGCTCGTTCTGCCTGGAGTTCGTCAAGTTTACCTGCTACATAGATTTGGTGAACCTGACTGATTCGCATCTGGCCAACTTTACCAGCGAGAAGAATAGCGCCGATCGCTGCGCCTTGTCTACTGGCGTCGCTACCCTTAATATGCGTATAAGCGAGAGCACCACCGCCGAGAATCGCTGAAGTTTCGAGAACACCCAATGCGATAACTTTTCTCGTTACCTTAGCATCAGCTTTTCTCGTGTATTCTGCTCTCTTTTCTGGTGACAGCTTCCCATAACTCCAGTTAGGATCTTTCTTAATGTTTCTCTTGTACTGTTTGGCAAGAACAGATCCCCGGAGCTCATAGCCAGAGACAGCAGTTTGACCATTAATCCTTGAGATCTTCTTTTCCAGCGAAGCACGCTGCTGAGCGTTTGTTGGCGGAGCAGATTCTCTGCGAACACCCCAATGCATGCCTTTCACGCCGAAGTGCTGAAGAAAATCATCTACTTCTTGCGGATCGAGTGTCAAGTTCACCTCCCCACTATTCAAACTGTTCCTTGTTCGCCTTGTATGCCACGTAAGCATCCATCATAGCTGCGACGTTGTCGATCTTCTGTTCCTGACGCCGTTTGAAGAGCTTCCGGTTCCCGTTAGTATCCTCCATGGTGATGGCATTACCCATAGCGAAACTCATCAGAGCTTGGTCGAATATGAGCAGCCGTTCACCTGAAAGCGCCTTGAGTTCTCCCAAAGGAACGGATTCCGTCCGGGCTCCCTGAATGACTTTCTCGATCGAGAACGGGCCGTTCTCGGATTCCCATCTCTGAACGAACTCTTTTGCGTTGTATGGGTCATAGCCGAAAGCCCTGACGTCATACTCATTCGCCAGG